TGACCCGAACGGCGTCACTCTCGACTGCCGGGCGTGGCTCGCGCGGTGAACCTCCGCGCCGCCGGTCGCCACGTCGTCGCCCTGCGCGAGCGGCGCACCGCCAACCCGATCGCCTACGCCACGACGTGGGACGTGGAGCGCCCGCGGGCGTACTCGCAGCGAGGCGCCGCGCGTCAGGTGGCGGGCAGCACGGCGTTTGCGCTCCTGGGCGGCAACGGGTCGGGCAAGACGGAGTTCGCGGCACAGCTCTGCGTGGCGTCTGCCCTCGGGCGCGACCACCCCGCCGCGCGCCAGTGGCTCGCGCTCAACGGCCTTCCGGACGAGACGATCCCGCCCTACCCCGGGCGCGTGCTGTTCTCGGCGCTCACGAGCAACGACAGCCGCAAGGTGCTGCGCGAGAAGGTGCGGCGCTTCCTGCCGCCGGGCTGCAAGTGGCGCAACGAGGGCGGCGACGGCGAGGCCGAGGTCCGAATGCCGGGCGCGGTCGGCAACGGCGGCGTGATCGTGTTCAAGAGCAACGACCAGGGCCGGCGCGCGTACCAAGCCGACGAGTTCGACGTGATCGTGCTCGACGAGGAGCACGACTCCGACGTGTTCGGGGAGTGCCTCGTGCGCATCGGCCGGCGCCCGTGGAAGGGCTGCTATGTGCTGTTGAGCATGACCCCGCTCAAGGGCATGACCTACGTCTACGACGACTTCATCGCCGACCCGAAGCCAGGCTACCGCTTCGCCGAGGTGGACGGGCGAGACAACCCCTACCTTGACCAAGCGGGCCGGGCGCTGCGCATGGCGCGCTACGGGGAGCACGAGCGAGCGGCGCGCGAGTCGGGCAAGTTCGTCTCGCTGTCGGGGCTGGTGTATACCGCATGGTCCCGGCCGCGGCACCTCGTGGCCCCCGTCGCCGTGCCGCCCGAATGGCCGCGATACGCCGGGATCGACTTTGGCACCGCGAACCCGTTTGCCTGCGTGTGCGTGGCGGTGGACCCCTCCGACGATACCGCGCATGTGCTCTGGACGCACTACCAGCCGGGGTTGCGGTGGGAGGAGCACGCCGAAATCCTGCGCAAGCGGTTCGACGCGACCGGGTGGCCGGCGACGATTTGGGCGGACCCGGAGGAGGCCAACGGCCGGATGACGCTTGCCGAGGGCGGGATCGCCACAACCGCGGCACGGAAGGACATCCGCCCCGGCATCAACGCGGTTGCCTCGAGGCTGAGCGTGGATGCCAACGACCGCACGCACCTCGTGGTCCACGACGTGCCGGACAACCGCGCGCTGATCCGCGAGATCGAGGGCTACGTGTGGGCGCCGCGCTCCGGGCAGCGAGACGCGCCGGACCTCCCGGTCAAGGCCAACGATCACGCGATGGACGCCCTGCGCTATGTGCTGTACGGGCTTGAGCGTCAGAATAGCTGGGGCGCGTCGTACTAAAGCCTGCCGCCTCGCGTGCCGATACGGGAGCATGACGCGCACCGACCTCGAAGCTGCCGCCCTCGCCGTGTCCACCGCCGCCCGTGCGGCTCGTCGAGTGGACCCCACCGCAGGCTACCCGCCGGCCCGTCTGCCGACGTGGCTGCTCCGGGAGATCGTCCGCAATGCCAATAGGGTAGCAGCCTTGACAATCTGTCAGCGGTAGGACACACTACCCCGCATGTCGTGGGGCATTCCGTCGTGGGGCCAGTTCAGCGGCGGCGTGCTGCGTGCGCTGGGCTACCAGTACGACGACGCCCCGACGCAGGCCCCGCAGATCGGCGCCTCGCAGGCCCCGGGTACTCCGACGATGGAGCCGATGGTCAGCCTCGCGGCCTATGCGGAGTTCCCGTGGGTGCGCGCGTGCGTGGACGCCATCGCCGAGGACTTGTCCGGACTGCCGCTGCGGCTGGTGAGTGGCGAAGGGCCAACCGCCAAGGTGATCGAGAACCACCCGGTGCTCGACCTGTTCCGCCAGCCGACGACGACGCTCGATCGCGTCCAGTGGGAACGGCAGCTCATCACGTACTGGCTCCCGGTCGGGCAGGCGTTCGTCCTCCTCGTCGGCGGCGCCCGGCCCACGTCGCTGGTGCTGCTCCACCCTGAGCAGGTGCGGCCCGTCGCGGACACCTTCGGCCAGCTCGAGGGCATCAAGTTTCAGGCCCCCGCGTCCGGCGTGGCGTACTACGGCATCGAGGCGCTCGCAGTCGTCTCCTCGCCGTCGTGGCGCATTGCGGAGAACGCGCTCGTGGGCGAGGGCGCGATCACGGCGCTCAAGTGGGATTTGAACGCCGAGCGCAACGCGGTCAAGCTCGCGAGCCAGCAAGCCAGCCGCGGACGCCCGGATGTCGTGCTGTCCCCGAAGGAGCCCGGCGTGCTGATTCCAAAGCCGGCGCGTGAAGAAATCGCCACCGCCTATGCCGAGTTTGCCGCCAAAAAGGGCGCCGCGTTTGTGCTTTCGGGTGCGATGGAGGCGTCGTGGCCGCAGTACACGCTCCGCGACATGGAGTTTGGGGAGCAGCGCAAGCTGACCCGTGAGACGGTGCTCGCGGTGTTCGGCGTGCCCCCGGTTCGCGTGGGCCTCCCGACGGCCAACTACGCCACCGCCAACCAGCAAGAGCGCGGCTACTGGCAGGGCCTCCGCGCCCGCGCCGCCGTCATGGATGCTGCGTACACCCGCATCGCGCGGATGTTCGACCCGCGGTTGACCCTGACGCACGACTTCTCCCAGGTGCCCGCGTTGCAGGAGAGCCGCACCGAGCGGCTGGATCGCGTTGTCCAGTGGCAGAACCTCGGCGCGACCCCTGCCGCCGCCGCGGCGTACGAGGGCTTTGCGGATGCCCCCGTCGCCGACGAGGTGGCGACCCCCGAGCCGGCGCCGAAGCCGTCCACCGAGCCCACCAAGGGCCTGTTGCACCTGTTCGCGGTCAACGGCGGCCAGGCGCTCGCCCCCGTGGCCAAGAGCCTCCCCGATGACGAGGAGGGCCGTGCGACCCTCTGGCGCGGCTGGGTCGATCGTGTCCACACGCCGACCGAGCGCAAGGTGGGCGCGGGCACCGTGCGGGCGCTGCGGCGTCAGGCGGCGCGGATCGTCTCGCGGCTCGAGACCATGCCAGTGGACGTGGGCCGCAGCGTGACGCGCGATCTCCTCGGCGACATCATGGGCTACCTGTTCCCCGCGGCGGAAACGACCGCGTGGACGGCGGACATGAAGCGCCCGATCCTCGAAGCCGTCCGCGGCGGGTTCGCCGATGGCGCCTCGCAGCTCGGGCGCGGATGGGAGATGGACACCACCGAAGCCGACATCGTGAGCGATCGGCAGCTTGGGATCATGGTCAGCCAAACGCTGCCGACGACCCAAGCCGCCGTGCGTGACGCGGTGCTTGCGGGCATCGAAGCCGGCGAGGGCGTCAACGACATCGGCCTCCGCATCCGCGACCTCGGCGCGTTCCGTCCCGCCCGTGCGCTGCTCATCGCCCGCACCGAGACCACCCGCAGCCTCGGCGCCGGTCACCGTGCCGCTTACGCGCGCATGGAGTCCACCGAGGGCGTCGTGGTGCGCCAACAGTGGCTCAGCGCCCGGGACAGCGAGGTCCGCGACGCTCACGCCTTCCTTGACGGCCAGGTGCGTGCCTCGGGCGAGCTGTTCGTGATCCCGTCCGGCGACTACGCAGGCGCCAAGGGCAGCGGCCCCGGCGGTTTCGACGATCCCGCGCTCGTGTGCAATTGCCGCTGTACCACCGTCCCTCTTGTGGAGGTCGCATGAGCGATCCGAAGCCTCTCGACGCCGCGACCATCGTTCGCACCCTTCCCGCCGGCTCCCGGTTGACCGTGGAGCGCGCCGACGACGGCACGGTCAAGCGGATCGCGTTCGTCGCGTCCACCGCCATCGCCGATCGGGCGGACGACATCGTGGATCAAGCCTCGTGGCGCCTCGACAACTACGCGGCCAACCCGGTCGTGCAGGTCGATCACGACTACAGCGTGGAGGCCACCGTAGCCCGCGGCAAGGTGTCGGTGATCGAGGGCGTCGGGCTGGTGCTCGACGTGGTGCGCTGGAGCCGCAAGGCCGAGGCGCAGGACGTGCGGCAGGATGTCGAGGACGAGATCGTCAACACCGTCTCCGTGGGCTTCCGTCCCGGTCGCGCCGTCGCGCGCAAGTCGCTCGACCCGTCCCACCCGTACTACAAGGCGGACGGCTGGGGCTATGCCTACTTCGACTGCGAGTTGCTCGAAGTCAGCATCGTGGCCGTGCCGATGAACCCCGAGGCCACCGCCCTCCGCTCGGCCGACCGCGTGTCGGCCACCGACCTCGCGGACGACGTGATCGCCGCCATCGCCGCAGACCCGCAGCGCCGGGGGCTCCTCGCGGAGCTTCTGAGCGGCGAGGCCGATCCCGCCCCTGACCCCCTGTCCCACCTGTTCGGCGACGATTCGGCCGCCGATCTCGATCACCTGTTCATCTGAACCTGACCCCCACGGAGCATACGATGCCCATCGACTTCAACGAAACCCCTCCCGCCAACGCCACCGAGCTCGTCGCCCGGTTCAAGGCCATCGCGGCCGAACTCAACCGCGCGAACGCCGACGTGGAAGCGCACAAGCGCGCCGCGGACGACTTCGCCACCCGCCTCCGCGCGATCGAGGAGCGCAGCGCGTTCTCCGGCGCCAAGATGAGCGAGCCCAGCGGCACCGAGCGCGATCTGATCTCGCGCACGATGGTGGGTGAGCAGATCGCCTTCCGCTCCGGCAAGCTCCCGACCACCTTCGCCGGGCAGACCGTCGAGGTGGAGACCGAAGGCGTGTTCGACGGCGTGCCGCTCACCGAGTGGGACCACGAGCTGAAGCGCCTCGCGCTCGGCCGCACGATCTACCGGATGGCCCTCGGCCGCCCGACCCCCAAGATCGACGGCATGATCCTCGCGCACATGGCCCGCGCCCCCGAGGCCGGCGGCTTCCGCAAGGCCCTCGAAGCCCGCGTCAAGAAGTCCATCTCGGACACCGCCAGCTCCGGCGCCGAGTGGATTCCCGACGTGCCGATCTCGACGCTGTTCGAGGAGTTCTACACCCCGAACGGCATCGCGTCGCTGTTCCCCACGATCAACATCATGGGGCCGATCCTCATCCCGTCGATCACCGACACCTTCCGCCCCTACCTCAAGGGCAAGGTGACCACGAACGACCCGAGCCAGTACGTGGCCTCCGACAGCACGTCGGCCAACACCACGATCGAGACGGTCGGCTTCGCCGTCCGCTCCGTGATCGACGACGCCGCGACCGAGGACAGCATCTTCCCGCTGCTGCCCGAAATCCAGCGCCGCATGGGCCGCGCCATCGCCGACGCCTACGAGGACGCGATGATGAACGGCGACACCACCGCCACCCACGAGGACACCATCGCCTCGTGGAACATCCGCAGCCGGTGGGGCGCCACGGGCCTCGGCGGCGCCGCGGATCACCGCCGCGCGTTCAAGGGCTTCCGTCGCCTCGCGGCGGACGGCAGCGCCACGGTGGACCTGTCCGCCGCGCAGACCGTGGCCGGCGTCATGGGCCAGGTCGTCGCCCTCCTCGGTGAGCGCGCCGCCTCCGACATCGCCCTGATCACCTCCCCCGAGGTGCTCTACAAGAAGCTCATGGTGGACACCAACGTGCTCACCGTGGACAAGGCGGGCGCCAAGGCCACCTGGATCACCGGCCAGCTCGCCGCGATCGGCGGTCACCCGCTGTTCGTGTCGCGGTGGATGGGCGCCGACCTCAACGCCTCCGGCATCTTCGACAACAGCGTGACGACCTACTCCGGCCTCGTGGCGGTGGACCGCACCGCGTTCTCCCACTACCAGACCCGCGGCGCGCTGGTCGAGACCGAGAAGGACATCACCCGCGGCGCGTACAACGTCGTCGGCACCCTCCGCCGCACCTTCCGCACCCTCTCGGCGCAGAAGGTCGTGGCCTACGGCTACAAGATGTTGTAGTCGCCTCACGGGGGCGGCGCAGGTCGCCCCCGTGACCCCCCTTCCCTGCCTCTCAACACTTCGGAGTAACGCACATGGCGCTTTGCAACACCTTCATCCGCTCCTGTCAGGGCTCCGGCTCCGACAGCGACTTCTCCCGCTACATGGTCAACCCGTCCGGCGAGAAGGCCCGCATCCTGAGCGGGCACATCATCCCGAACGTGAGCGTGTCCACCCACGCCTCCAACTACATGACGTGGAACGTCAAGAAGGGCTCGACCACCATCGCGACCTTCACGACCAACTCCAGCGGCGGCGCGGCGCTCACCGCCGGCACCCCGGTCGCTCTGACCTTCACCGGCACCGGGAAGGACATGGAAATCGACAGCGGCTCGGCCGTGCTCGTGGAGGGTGTCAACTCCGGCACCGGCCCCGCGTACGATGTCGAGGTCACGCTCGTCCTCCAGGGCGTCCGTCAGTGACGCTTCGTCTCGTCGGGCTCGACCACTACCGCGGCACGCGGCCCGGGGCAGAAGCCCTGTGGCTGCGTGGCGAGGCAAGGGACGTGCCCGACGAGACGGCCACCTACCTCCTGAGCGCGTTTCCCGGCGCTTGGGAGGCAACCCCCTCTCCCGTCGTTGCCCCCGCAATGACGGCGCCTCCGATGGATCGCAAGGTCCGCTCACCCCGGGGCCGCTGATGGCGCTCATCACCGCAGCCGAAGCGCGGACCATGATCCCCGAGCTTTCCACGTCGTCCACCGACGAGGACACCTTGATCGACACGCTGATCGCTCGTGTCGGCGCCCTCCTTGCGGCATGGTGCGGCTACCCGCCCGCCTCGGCTGGGGGCACCCCGACGCTCGAGAGCGCCAGCTACACCGAATACCTCGACGGCCCCGGTGGGCGTGAGCTGCGGCTCCCCATCTACCCCGTCACCGCCGTCGCCAGCATCTACGACGACACCGCATGGACGTGGGGCAGCGATGCCCTCGTTGCATCCACCGACTACGCCATCAGCGACGGGCGCGTTGGGCTGGTGCTGCTCAAGGAGACCTCGACGCACGGATCGTGGTCCGCCGCGCGCCGGAGCCTCAAGGTCGCGTTTACCGCCGGCTACGCCACCGTGCCGGCCGACATCAAGGCCGCCTGTGCGCACGCCGTCCGACAGGTGTGGAACTTCCGCACCGAGCAAGGACGCGCCAACGTGTCCGGCGGCGTGGTCAGCCTCTCGCTGCGCGAGGAGGAGATCGTCAACCGCATTGCGCGGGAGCTGCTGAGCGCCCGCCGGCTGGGGTCCGCGTGGCTCTGACCGCCCGCCAGGCTGCGGCCCGTCTCACGGCGCTTCGGGCCGCCATCCCCACGGCGGCGCGGCAGGCGTTGACCGTCGTAGGCGGCAACGCTGTCCGCTACCTCAAGGAGCACGAGCTCACAGGCGGGTCGCTGGGCGTCCGCTCGGGCCGCCTGCGCAACTCCGTGGGGCTGGAAATGGGGCAGGACGCCGCCGGGCTCACCGTGCGCGTGTTTGCGGGCCGTGGCGAGGGCGTGAACTACGCCGGCATCCACGAGCACGGCGGCACCATCACGCCGAAGCGGGGGCGGTTTCTCGCCATCCCGGTAGGCCCTGCGCGTACCCCCTCTGGCGTGGCCCGCGGCGGCTGGGAAAGCCCGCGCACCGCGCCCGTCAAGCTGCGGTTCGTGCCGATCCGCGGCGGATCGATGGGGCGGCTGGTGATCGACCGCAAGACGCGCTCGGAGACGGCGTACTTGCTTGTGCGCTCCGTCCGCATCAAGCCGAAGCACTTCATGGCGCGCACGCAGGCGTTGGCGCTGTCCGCCATGCCCGCCGCGTTCTCCGATCGCGTCAAGGCGGCGATCGTCCGGATCGTCGGATGAGCGTCACCCTCACCACCCTGCGCACCGGCATTGTGACCGCGCTCGCCGCGGTCAACGGGTCGTCGCCGTACACCGTCACCCTGTCCGGTTCGGATCAAGTCGTGCAGGGCGCCCGCGTCCGTCCGCCGCGCTCCGGGGTGCCGTGCGTGGCGCTGACCGGCTGGCGCATGGAGAGCCAGCGCGGGGAGCAGATGGGGCGCTACACGCGCACCGTCACCTGGTCGCTGCTTGGGTGGGCGCCGACGAGCACCGACACCGTGAGCGCCAAGAACGCGGCGCTGGAGAACATGGCCAACGACATCACGATCGCGCTCGAGCGCGCGGTGCGGGTGTCGGGTGGCGCGCTGTTCGGCACGGTGTACGATGTGCAGGTGACCGCCCTCGAAGAAGTCGAGATCAGCACGGACGCCGCGGGTTACGTCGGCTTCGTGATGTCCGTCGAGTTCTACTACCGCTCCGCGGTCACGGGGGGCCTATGACGATCCGCAGCACCAGCTACACCGGAGAGCACCCGACCGGCATCCACTGGACGCCCGGCGAGGTCCGTACGCTCATCGGCCGGGTCGCCGAGCGCGCGTTGCCGCTGCCGGGCGGACTGGAGGACGTGGCGAACGACCTTCCGGCCCCCGAGCCGACGCCGGCTGAGACGGAGCCCGCATGAGCTGGCCGAGCACGCTGCAGCTGTACCGGCAGGCGCTCTCGGTGGACAACACCGCGGGCGGCGCAGGTGCGTTTGACGCAACCTCGGTGCTCCCGCCGGAGTGGTCGCACTTCTGGGACACGGTGCAATCGGGCGGCACGGACATGCGCGTGATGCGCGCGGACGGCGTGACGCCGGTCACGAAGTTCGACCTCAACGGCTTCAACAAGGCGACCTACTCCGGCACGTTGGAGCTCCAAGACACCGCCGACGCCGCCGGGACGCTCTGCTACTGGCTCGTGTGGGGTGACTCCACCCTGTCCTCCGGCACGTCGGCGTTCGCGCCCGCCGCCGCCAAGACGATGACGATCGATCTTGGCTACCCGGTCAAGGCGTACACGCTCCGGGCGGTGGCGCAGGAACGCCTCGACAGCACCGACACGCTGGAGAAGTTCGCCAAGACCAGCGACTCCACGTTGCACATCTGGATCGACTTCGGCCGGCTCATGCAACAGCGCGCCAAGCCCTCCAAGGGCTCGCGGGAGCTGGAATGCATCAAGTATGCGAACGTCACCGCCGCTGCCGGGCTCACCGCCACCGCGACCGCGACGACGTTCCTCGGTGGCGACGACGGAGACGCGATCGTCAAGGTCCAGCTCTCCGGCGGCTCGACCGCGAATGACTACCTTGTGACCGTGACCGCGGTCACCACCCTTGGGCGCACCCTCACCTCAAAATTCGGCGTCGTCTGCCGTGACGTAGCGGCGTAGGAGACATCATGGCCACCTATCTCGGTTTCGGTTCGTTCCTCGGCGTCGGCGAGGAGAGCGCGTGGGGCACCGCCGTGTCCCGCGATCACTTCTACCGGCTCATGTCGTCCAGCATCCGCCGCGTGGTCGCCAAGACGCAGCGCGAGACGCTGTACGAGGGCTCCGGGCTGGTGAGCGCCAAGCACTTCATCGACCGCGACATGGTGGAGGGGGATGTGGTCATCCTCGCCACCTACGAGGGCATGGGCCTCCTGCTCAAGCACACACTGTGGGCCTCGGGAACCACTGGCCCCTCCGGCGGCTACTACACCCACACCTACACCCTCGGCGCCTCTGCCCCCACGGGCGGGCTCACGATGGAGGTCTGCCAGGGCACCGGCTCGGCGATCGTCTACGAGGGCTGTCGCATCAAGAGCGCCCGCCTCCGCGTCACCGCGGAGGGCCGCATGGAGATCACCCTCTCCATCATCGGCGAGACCAGCGGCGCCCCGACCTCGGCGAGCTCGCCGACGTTCACCACGACCGAGACCGAGCTCGAAGGTTGGATGGTCGGCGCGCTCGGGTGGAACTCCGACAGCTACGTCGCCCGCGATGCCGAGGTGATGATCGACAACAAGCTGGACGCTCGCGTCAAGCTCGGCTCGAAGCTCACCAAAGACCCGAAGCCGACCGGGCTGCGTGAGATCACCTGCTCCGCGACGATCGACTACGAGAGCGACGACCCGCAGAACGACTACACCGGCGACACCTCCGCCACGCTGTCGTTCTCCGCGACCTCCGGCACGTTCTCCTTCGGGTTCGCCCTCCACGGCGCGCACCTGACCAAAGACGAGATCGGCGTCAACACCCACGGCGTGCTCCCCGAGGCGCTGACGTGGCGCGCGTCCCATGTGGACAGCAGCAACAAGGGCATCGCCGTCACCGTGATCAACACGCAGAGCAGCGCCACCGCGGCGTGAGGGTGCCATGAGCAAGCTGGATCAGATGATCGACGCCCGCGCCACCGTGCGCGAGGTGCCCACCGCCCTCGGCCCCATGTGGGTGCGCGTCCGTGCGCCGACCTCGGGCGAGCTCATCGCCGCGCAGATGGGCGGCGCGCTCGAACCCACCAAGCGCCGGGCCAAGATGACCGCGGATCAGGTCGATCCGGTCATGGCGACCCGGCAGGCCGAAACGCTGGTGTGCATCTGCACGCTGGGCGTCGGCGACACCGAGGCGGAGATCGAGCCGGTCACCATCATCGCCACCGAGGCGGACAAGCCCCGCCCCGGGAGCCGCCCGGTGCCGCTGTACGGGCTCGACCCGAGCCTCGTCACCGCGCTCACGGCGATCGCCTACGAGCTGTTCGCGCCGGAGGCGGCGAGGGCGAAACTGGCCGCCTTTCCCGCCGCCGACCGCAGCGGCGATTGACGCGATGGCCTCGCGCTACGGCATGGACCCGCGCGCGTTCCGAGACATGTCGCCGGACGACTTCATGTTCGTGCGGTACTGCTACACCGAGGGCACCGAGCGCCGTCGTCAGGAGATCAAGGCCAACGCACGCGGCATTCAGCCCGTCGTCATGGTAGGTGGGTAGCATGGCTGAGGTAGGCTTCGATCTGCGCGCGACCGGCGGCAATGCCGAGGCCGAAGTGGCGAAGCTTGCCCAGCGGTTCACGGAGCTTGCCAACGCCGAGGAAGCGGCCCGACGCGGCGCGCAGGCGCTTGCGCAGGTGCCCGCCATCAAGCCGGACGCCGTGATCCCGGCGCAGTTCGCCACGAACATCAACGGTGGCGCGAGCGCGGTGCAAAACCTCCGCTTCCAGATGTTCGACATCGGGCAGAGCCTCGCGGGCGGCATGAACCCGCTCATGGTGCTGACCCAACAAGGCCCGCAGGTGGCGCAGGCACTTGGCCAGGCGTCCGCCTCCGGCATGACCTTCGGTGGCGCCATCAAGGGCGCCCTTGGCCCCGTCGCCGCGCTGGGTCCGGCCCTCGGCGTCGTCGGCGCCGCGGTGGCGGCCCTTGGCGCGGTGTACCTCGTGCTTGCCTCCGATCTGGAGGAGGCCACGGCCAAGATGGAGGCGCAGGCGGCGGCGGCAACCACCATGCAGACCGCAACCGAGCAATGGCGGAGCGGCCTGGAGCGCCTGCACACGGACATCAAGCTTGCCACAGGCGAACTGGACAAGTGGGACGTTCGAGCCAAGGCGTACGAGAAGGAGGTGCGCGCCGGGGCGTCCGCGGTTGCCGATGCGCACGCCGCGCAGGTGTCAGCCGCGGAGGCCGCGCTCCGCACCGCGCAGATGGAGCGTGACGGGGCCGCGTTGGTTACCACCGCGATGGGTGAGCGGGTGGACGCCGCCGCAAGCGCGGTAGAGGCCGCGAAGGCGGCGCAGGCTGCCTTCGCCGAGCGCGTGCAGGCGGAGGTGGACTCGATCCCGATCGTCATCGCCGCGGGCATGGCGGAGGAGGAGCGGGCCAAGCAGGAGCGCGAAGCGGCGGAGGCGTCCGCAGCGGCGGCCCGCCGTCGCGCGGAAGCGGCGCGTCAGGCGGCGGCGGCCGAGCGGGCCATCCGCGAGCACGAGGCGGAAATCCAGCGCCGGATCAAGCAGGCTGAGGACGCCGTGTTTGGCGGCGAGCGCGTCAAGGTCGCGGCGAGCGCGTATCAGACCCTCGCCAACGAGCTCGATGGGCTCATCCCGGCGAACACGCTCACCGACGCGCAGCGGCTTGCTGACATTCTGGCACGGATTCAGGAGGCCGAAGGGCTCAAGCTCATCAGCCCCGAACAGGCGGCGGCGCTGCGTGAGGCGGCCGACCGGGCCGGCGGCGCAATGGCCAGCACGCCCAGCGGCGGCGGTGCCGCGGGTGCGGTGGGCGCGGCGCTCTCCAACCCTCTCGGCGCGATTGCGTCCGTCAACACCATCGCTGCCGCGGTGGTTGCGGGCCTCCAGTCGGCCGGATCGATGCAGGACGGCCGCTCGGTGTTCACCGAGGCGGCGGACCTCATCGCCTCCGCGCTGGACAATCTCGACGAGTTCGTCGGCTCCGCGCTGGACGCGGTGGTTTCCATCCTCGAGAACGCCCCCGGTGCGCTGGTGCGGGCGATCCCCGGCATCGTGGCCGAGCTGGCGACGCTGCTCCCCGACCTCATCACCGCGCTTGCCGAGATGATCCCCGACGTGATCATCGCGCTTGCGCAGGCGATCCCGACCATGCTCCCCGACCTCATCGCGGCGCTGGCGTCGGCGTTCATCGCCACGGGGCCGCTGCTGTTCACCATGATCGTGGTTGCGCTGATCGATGCCTTCACCGATCCCGCCTTCTACGAGGCGATCGCCAACGGCTTCATCGCCGGCATGGAACGGTTGATCGACAACCTCGGCGATCTCGTCGGGAACATCGTCCCCGGCGACGGCGGCGGCTTCCTGACCGCCTCCCCGACCGCACAGGCGGCGGGCAAGAGCGGCGACATCGGCAAGGCGATCGAGATCACCGCCTCCGACATTTGGACGGACTTCACCACCTTCCTCGGCGTCGAAGATGGCGCGCAGGGCCGTCGCTGATGGGTACGCCGCGCTTCTACTACTACCCCGACGGCGGAACGGCGCTCGAATACGTCGATCTCGGCGAGGAGCTGACCGATATCGACTTTGTGCCCGGCGTGCGGCGGCAGGACGCCATCGCGCTCGACGGCGCGGCGTCTACGGCGCTCCTCGGTCCGTCGTACAGCGTGCGGATCAC